GCACCTGCTGGTTATCATTGGATGAAACACAAAGGTGGATATAAGTTAATGAAGCATACAGGTAAGTTTGTTCCACACACAGGTGCTAGCTTAAAAGCTAAATTTAAGATACAAAAAAGACATGGCTAGATTAAACAGAAGAGAGGTTAGCTCTAGACTTGTAAAGAGGTTTGATAATGGAGGTAAACCACCAATGCAACCTCCTAGACCTAAAATAGGACCTAAGAAGAATGAGTTTGGAGCTACTAATTATCCAGGAGGACCTGATAATCCTTTTGTTGATGAGATGAGTGTTCCTGAAAAGTCTGTAAATCAGAGAGCTCTAGAAAGTATAAATACTATTGATGGTTTATTTCCTGGTGCAAAAGACATGTTGATAGAGACAGCTATTATAGAAAGTAAAATAGGAAAAGACAATAGAGCTGGAAACAACTACATGCAACTAACAAAAACAGGAATTAAGGGTATAACTGATTTTGATTCTCATCCTGGTCTTAAAAATTACTACAATAAATTTGAAAAAGAAACTGGTATTGACGCTACAAAAGCAACAGAGGAAGAATGGAAAAACGACCCTTTGCTACAGGCCTTTGGAGCTAGACTAATGTATGGTAAAGTTCCTGAAGCAATACCTAAAACAATGGAAGAAAGAGCTGCTTACTGGGATAAGTATTACAACTCAACTGCTGATGAAGAGGGAGATGCCGCTTCTTATATAAAACAGGTTACAGAATACCAAAATAAATAACTATATTTGTAAAAAATAATTTAAAATGGCAACATTAAACGCAACATTAACTTTAGCTAGTACAGACCTTAGTTCTGATACATTAAACTTTACTGTTACAGATGCCTTAACTACTGGTCAAGATTTTAGAACACTATCTAGAACAACTGTTAGCACTGTTGGTGCAAGTAATATTATTCAACCAACAACAACTGGTGCAACTTATTACTTGTATGTAAAACATACAGGAACTACAGATGGGTCTACTGCTACGACTGAAAACTTAGGAGTAGAATTAACAGGTGATGTACCATTTGCTGTACTTGCACCTGGAGAGTTTTGTTTTGTACCTATAGGAGGTGGTTCTTTTGGAGTTCAACTACAGGCTGCTTCTGGAACTATTGTAGCTGAATACGCTTTCTTTGTTAAAGGATAATATGATACTTGAAGTATTAAGATTTAGTAGTGGTGAAGATTCTACATCAGGATTATTATTTGATGTAACATCTGAGCGTAAGTTTTTAGCATATACTTTAGAAGATGAGCACAGAGACACTAAGGTTTATAGTGAGACTCGTATTCCTGCTGGCACTTATAAGATTGGCTTTCGCAAGGAAGGTGGTTTTCACGCTAAGTACCAGAAGAGATTCTCTTCAATCCACAAGGGTATGTTGCAGGTTAATGATGTTCCTGGCTTTGATTTTATTCTTATACACTGCGGAAACACAGATGAGCATACTGCTGGTTGTCTCCTTGTGGGGGACACCCAAACTAATAACATGGTACAAAAAGACGGATTCATTGGTCAGTCTTCGCAAGCTTATAAAAGAGTTTATCCTGTTATTGCTGATTGCCTTGAAAAAGGTGAAGAGGTGATAATAAACTATAAGGATATTTAATTTCTTTCTCGTGGTCGTTCTGACCACACTTTTATGTTTTTCATTTGTTTTCGGTTGGAGAGCCCCCTTATCTAGGGGGTTTTCTCTTTTACTCCTTACTAGAATCTTTCTTTTGAGAGCTACCTCCAAAGAAGAAATCTATAATAGTATTTACCTTAGCGGACATAGCACCGAATATTGTAGAGATAAAACTAATCTCAAACTCTCCCATATTAATACCGCCTCCAACAAAATGTTGAAACATAACAAAACTAATACCAAAGTATGCTACAGTAAACAATGTTGCTAATACTTTTTGTATAATAGCATCGTCTTTATACATATCTCTTGCAGATTTTCTATCTTCTACTTCTTTTGCAAAAGCTTCTTTTTCTGCCTCTAATAATAGTTTCTTGAGCTGAAGTTTAGCTTCGTCTCTTTCTTTATCTGTTGTAATAACTTTATCTAGTATACCTTCGGCATTATCAACTACCTTACCAAGTATACCTCCAAACACATTACCTATCATATTTTTTCTTAATTATCTTAATTACTTCTTTTACTTGTCCCTGATTTCCAGGCATGTAAAGGTCGTAAAATAATTTGTTATCAACAAGGTATTTTTTAAATAGCTTCCATCTTAGATTGAAAGCTTCAGTCCTTAAACCCTTAACTTCTATTATCCATCCTTCTTTTAAGTTAACAAAATCAGGTAGATATGTAGCACCTCTTACTTTACCTCCAACTTCTTTTAATATATTTCTACCTCTGCTCTTTTTTTTCTCTAAAGATACAGGCTCAAACTTAAATGATGGTATTATTTCAAATCTTACCTCTTCATATTTAAAAGGTATTTTATTTTTCTTCAGCTCATTATAAGTAAACAACTCAATCTTTGAGCGAAATATCTTTTTACCTTTTTTAGATACTGTCGCATTCCTTATCTTTTTGTTCATATTTGTGATGAAACTTTTGAAAGTAACTACAGTAATCATCTCTACTGATGAGAACGAGTTCACTTTGATTATCATCTCCCCCCATTACGACTTTTAGTTTTTCTATGTTTTGTTTTATTAAATCTCTAAGTTCACTGCATTTTATAACATACATGTCCCCTGAGTCTCTGTAGTAATATACAAAAAATTCTGCTTCAGTATGAGATATACCGCTTGGATTACCTCTATATCTTATTTCCACAGCCATATTTCCAGTATCTCTTTTATACACATCTGTCTTGACTTCAAAGTAAGATACCTTATTATTTGATGGATTAGTAATACATATATCCCATCTATAATCATTATTATATTTTATATTTTTAAATCCGTAGCTTTTGAAAAAGTTAGCTATATTCCACTCTCCCTCATTACCTACAATCAAATCTTTTTTAAATTTAGTATACATCATTACTCATTCCTAGAGGTATTTGAGATAGGATATCTAATATAACAATATCTACTTTAGCATCTGATGAAACTCCTAGATTAGATTTTATTTTACTAAGAATATGTTTGTCACTCATCATTTTACTTATATTATTTTCTACAGCTATTATCTCAACAATCTTATCTCTACTTTTCTTTTCTCTTTTCTTTACTCCCTTTGGATTTTTTCTTGTCTTCCACCACCTCACTTTTATCTCCAGTTGATATATCTGCTTTCTCATATAGTAAATTATTTATGTCATTATATATTCCCATGTACCCATCATTGAGTGCATCTATCTTATCTAGTTCTTTTACAAATTGATTAGCAGTCTTTACTAACCTGTTGTATTTTAATTTTACAGCGTGTCTGTGATGACCTTTCATTTCGTTTATAGAGTCGCAAAAAGCTCTAAGTAAAGCTAACATAATGTTTGCTCTGGCCATTTCTTCTTGAGTTATAAATCCTTTTTCCATATTTATTTTATATAATAATTACTACTACTATTAGGTGTCATTAGAACAGAGTGTGTGTAACTAATCTTATCTAAAGGACAACTGTTACCCAAATCAAGATACCTATTCGACCTCCTATCAAACTTCAATAGTTGCTCTCCAGGTATGCCAACTAATTTCTGAAACTTAACTTTTTGAATATTGACTCTTACTGAGGTGTCAAAGGTATCTTGTGGGTTATTTCTATGTATGCAGACTACATTGTCTGCTTTATTAAACCAGTTTTGAGAGCCACTTATATCATAGGCCGTTGGCATTTTATAATGCAATCCTGTATCATCTTTGTCCATTTTTCTTGGATGTGCTATAATAATAAATTTTAAATCGTTTACTTGCTCGAACCTACGAATCTTAGTAAGACATTCTCCAATGTATGTTGTTTCATCCTTACCTTTGAACTCATGGTCAAGTTGATTAAATGGGTCTAATAGACATCCCTTAATACCATATCGCATAACAAGATGCTTAAACTTAGATAGAACATTATCTAAACTAAAATCATCCTCTGGATATATAGCGTAAAAATGTTCATTTAAAAATTTAATAGCTGTCTCGTATTCATACTCAGTCATCCTATTATCTTTATCCATGTCTGATGTATTGCCTATATACATCTCTGCTAAGACATCAAACAAGTCTCCAACGGGATAATTTTCAGGAGAGAATACTCCCCACTTCCATCCATACAGAACAGATGCGTTTAACATAATCTGCATAGCCATCATAGTTTTACCTGAGCCTGGAACTCCAGTCCATACATCCAACTCTGATGTCCTAAGCTTGTAATGATTGTCTAATATTCTATATCCAGTAGTTAGTCCTTTCTTCTTACCGTTATGAAAGACATCTAACATATAACCCTTCTCGCTATCTACAGTAAATATACCCTCAACAGGATAGGGCACCGAGTTTTTCAAACACTCCTCTAGCTTTATTGGACCTAACTCCACTAGCATTTGATTAGCATCTTTAATACCTTCAGGGAAGTTTACTATGTTACACCTCTCTCTACCTAGTCTTCTACTTATCTCCTCAAGTAAAACTCTACCATTAGTATCATTGTCTGAGCAAATGTGAATTTTTTCTACAGTATCGAAGTAACTCCAACAATTATCTAGATAGCTAAACTTATTGTCATAATTTTTAGTGCCTGGATTAGGTGCACCATCAGGCACACTTACACAGTTAGTGATACCCGCTTCTTCCAAAGACAGCTTGTCCATCTCACCCTCTACAATATATACTTCAGTGCAGTCTTGAATATCATCTAGACCATAAAATATTTTCTCAGCGTTTTTAGTTTGCTTAAAATTCTTTTCAGCATCTCTGTATTTGATATTAATAAGCTCATCATCTCTGTAGTAGTTAAAGTTTACTGTAACTCTATTCTTTCCTACTTGAGGCATATACTCTTCTGACTGAGTAATCTTGTTTCTAATTATTGTTCCAGCTGATATACCTCTCTCCTTAAACCAATCGTATAGTTTATCTGATAATGCAGTTACATTAGATGGCTGAGGTCTTTCATATTTTTCATCACTAGAACTCATAGTTCTGTGACTCAATATAATACCTGAGTCACCGCAGTGATGACACATGTAAGCACCGCTCTCAGCGTTTATAGCTAAACATTTTTCTTTTGATTTCTTTCTTTCGTGAGAGCAGGCTCTACATGGCACCCTTACTTCTCCCTCTTTTTTGTTTATTGTAATTTGGTCGTTGGCTAAACTCATTACTAAAATAATTCATCGTGATTAAACTTTTCTTTCTCTTTCTCTTTCTCTTTTATAGGCTCGTCTTCCCAGTATTTACCGTTAAGCCATGTTAGAGGATTCTTTCTATACTTTACATCAGGAGTATCCTTTACATACTTAGGAACCGCTTTTAGTATACTACTCATAGTAGGTATTCCAAGCTTCATCCATTTTTCTAGGCACTTACTGTAACCTACTTTCTTTTGATATAAGTCCCAAAATGTATCGAATAGTTCTCTCTTGTCGTCTTTTAGTAAAGACTTTTTATTTTTTACTTTATCATTTATATCTACAACCGACATTCTTGAACAGAGTTTATTGAAACTATCAAAGCATTCTTGTTCGCTCATAAATAGTATTTCATAAGGCTCCATAAATCCTTTTAAAACTAATGTAATAGTATGCGTATCCATTTCGCAAAGCAAAATATTAGATGTATCTATGAATGTATCTTTAATTCTCAGTATCATCCCATTTAAAATTAAAAAATTGTTTTTCTTTTGTTTTCTTTTTACTATCAGTAAATTTTATTACTGGTGGTGTCTCAAATGTTATCCATTCATAACATGTATTAAAAAGCTTTTCAACTAATAATAATTTAGCTTCTTGCTCGCTGATGTTATCATCATTTATTTCTATTTCTATCTTTGCTTTCATTTAAAAAAGTAAAGGGGAGCCCTATTGCGTAGCCCCCCAATACTAACAACAAGGGTGATTAGAATGGTAAATCATCATCTGAAGTAGTAGCTTTCGCTGTTTTCTCTTCAGGCTTATATGTATTTACCTTAACATAGTGAGTTTTACCGTATTCGTTCTCACCATCTCTGTTTCCAGCGATTGTAAGATTGATATACTTTTCTCCTTTGTATTCATAGATGTGTTCTTTAATCTTACCTAAAGCTACGCTAAAGTTTACGATTGAAGAGCCATCTTCAAATACAACTTCTTTTCCGTTTCCACAGTAAATAGTTTCTGTTTTCATAATAAAATAATTAATCATTAATAATTCTACAAAGTTTTTGATACTTGTGATTAAGCATCTGATACCTGTCTTTGTATTCCAGGTATTTCTTTTTAAAGTGTTCTAAGTCATTACTTAAACTTTCTATGTATGTCATTTGACTAGAAAAATCATACAGGTCTAATTTATTATTTATCAAAGCCTCACATTGAGTAAACATCATTTTATATTCAAAGTCAGTTTCTATAAAGTCATTGTGATTTTTCTCATAGTGCATTATGGATGCGTGGTCTCTACCAACTAACATGCCTATTCTTTTAAAACTATAACCTGTAAACTTTCTCATAAGTGCTGAGAACATAGTTCTAGCATTTACATAGTTTCTAAATCTTCTTCTGCTTTTTAATTGTTCTGGTTTAGAGTTAGTAATTAAACAAACAACTTGCATAATTTTATCATGCAAACTATCTCCCTCTATTTCTAACTCATCAACATTAAATGAACATGTTTCTAAATCCGTACTCATCTGATACCTCCAATATTTTATTAATCTTTCTAGCTTGCTTCACACTAAATAGTGTAGGCTCATTTAAATACTTTCTTAATGTAGGCAGAGATATATCTGTCATCTTTGAAAGCTTGTTTCTAGACAGACCTTTACAGTCCATCTCAGCTGTCAATCCATTTTCTTTTCTCATAATTTTGTTTTTATAATTCATCTTTCCAAGTAAATTCATAAGGTTCTTTGTTCTCCTCAACAAAGTAATCTTTATATAATCTAAGTAGATGCTTGTATTTAGCTCTACCATTTGAAACAAACTCGTCACCACAAGTGTATACACCTATGTTGTATGGAGCTGTTTTTTCTATTACGATAAATATAAAGTTATTTACTCCAAAAGCATCAGAGTAAAAAGCTGATTGTCTATCGTAACCCCATTTGTAACATGAGTTTCTAAACCCTCTTGGAGTTGCATCTTGTGTAGTTTTTATATCCATGATATATCCATCTTCAAGATTAACCCAATCGGCTTTACATTTACACAATACATTTTCATCTAAGTCCTCCCAAACCATAACCTGTTCGGCCTTACCTTTAGATAATAATTCAGTAGCTTCAACAGAAGAATATATTCTGTTTCTCATTCCAATCAAACTATTCCATTCAGCTGGACTAAGAATAATCTTACCCTCGTTAGCCTCAGTAAACTCTTTAGCCATAGCCTTACCATCTTTAGTTCTCTTATCCATCTTAGGCTCTTTAACAACAAGTTCTTTAAACTTGTCATGCTCCAGAATACACAGATGAAAAGCTCTACCAAATAGTAATGCTTTAGTTTCTTCTCTAAGGTCAGGGTTGTCCTTATAGTGTTGATAGTGAGCGGGGCTGACTGCAATCTTACCTAACTGTGAGTTCGTAACAAAGTCAAAGTCAGAGTAGTATGCCGAGTCATCAGCAAACTTCTTAATAAATTTATCAAACATGTTAAGCTAGTGCCTCACCTATAAGGTCAGACTGAGGTTTAGTTAATGTATAATTTTTTATCTTGTCTTTAACTACATCAGATTTACCATCTTTAATAGCTTGTAACATAGCCTCAAGTTGAGGAGCGGTTAGTTTTGGCTTAGACTTTTTATTTGGTAATTTATCTTTAGCAATAGCAACCTTTACTTCATCAGCAGAAGCAACAGATGTATCAATACCTATACCAAAGTTACCAAGAACTCTACCCCATGCAGAAGTTTCGCAGTTCTCAATAAAGCTAGTTTTGTTAATATATCCATCCGCCTTCACTTCGTGTGCATGAGCAGATGCTACCAAAGTACCATCAGGTCTTACTATACTTGCTTTGAATACACAGTGTTCCTCAGTAGCTTGTACTATCTCGGACACTAATGCGTAGTCAGGGTAATGCTCTCTAAAATGTTTTAGTCTTTCGTTTACTGGGATATAATCTTTCCCTTTGATGTTAATTGTTTTCATTGTTATTTAATTTAATTAAAGTGTCAGCAAATGTAATAAAAAATAATTACATCTGCAAAATTATTCCGTACTATTTAAGTCGGATTTTAACTCTTGCATGATAGAACATCTTTCATAATATTCTTCATTTGTATAGTAATCTATTAGATAATCTATTATCTTATTAATCTCTCTTTGCTTTCCTGTTTCGTTAAATATTTCTTTTAGATGTTCAGAGTTATCAACTAGATGATGATATAATTCTTCCTCTAGTATAAAGGTATCTAAATTTTTATACTTAGATAAACTCTCTAAAACTATTCTAAATATAATTGGTCTTATTTCTTGTAAACACTTTTTGACTTCCTTATCCATTTGAGTAACATATTTATTGGTATGAACAATACCATCATTCCAAAAGTAAATATAGTTAATCCTAGTAGGAAAAGAAAGAAAGAATAAGATATTATATTAACAGCTATCTCAAACATAGTTCCTCTCTCCATTTAACAAACTTAATCATTTCTCTTAACTTCTTGATACTGTGTGTAGATAGAACAATTTTATTCCAATTCTTATTAATATCTAAGTCAGGTAGTAAGGCCATTGTTTGTAGTGCCTTTACTTTTTCTTTATTAGTTTTCATAAGTGTCCTCCGTACCCGTTAGGTAGTTCATATCTCCATTCAGATTCAGAGTCTTGTTCATTCATTCCTTTTCCTAATCCAAATCCAAACTTGTATCTAGCATGAGATATCTTATAGTCTATTTTATCCTCATACAAATTAGCATTATCGAAAAGATAATCTACAATAGATGCTCCTACATCTGTGTATTCTTTTAGTTTGTCTTTGTCTATATCAATCTCTACCTCAGCAAATTTGTGATAGACACTTCTTTGTTGAATTTTAACTTTCATAATAATCTGATTTATCGCTAGTTATATCTAGCATATTCTCTAATAGTGTTTCTACTTCATCATACCTTTCATTGAAGAAATCTTGTGCCTCTTCTGTAAATTTAACAGTGTTTTCTTTAGTTTGTTCGCTTTCTGGTAAAAACTCAAAAGTATCCTCATGAAAGTTTAGTTCGGTGAGTTGTGTAGCTATCTCGCTAATAAACTCCATCCATTTGTCGTTTGGTATTCTGTGTTTACTCATTACTTATAGCTTTTATTAAATTCTGTTATTGGTTTGTAACTACTATCTTGTTTTAGATTTATGTAATCATCATACATAATTTCAATCTTTCTAATATGATACTTAAAATCATCTGATGTATAGTGATACTTTTTATCATCTATTGCATCTGCTAGTTCTTGTAGTCTTTTAACTACTTCATACTTTATTTGTTTTGCTCTCATAATTTTATTTATTTAATTTTTAATTTACATATGTGTTCTACATAATCATACCATTCTCCTCTCTCAGAATGTATAACATTATCTTCACCCAAAGCAACCATAAATCCTTTACCCTCTAATTCATCAATACATTCATTAATCTCCCTAACATCTTCATACTCATCATACCACTTGAGGTAACCTTCAGTATATATAATCCAATAATCTGTTTGTTTTACTTTAAAATTATCTGACTCATCATACCTAGTCCAAGTATGAGTTTTTTCATACCATTTGAATGAGTCTTGTAGGTTGTGTTTTTCTAAAACTTTATCCATTTTATCTCTTGAGTCTTTTCTAACTCCAAAGATTACATCACTTCTGTATCCCATATTTTTTTTATTTTATTAATGTTAATTTAATCCCATAGCATAATCTAGCACTCTGTCGTGCATTTTATCTGTATCAAAGAACTCAAAGTAAAAGTCTGTGATATCCTCTCCATTAGCTAAGACTTTTGTAATAGTTACAATAGTCTCATCTGGTTGCTCGTATGTGGAAGGAGCGTAATAAAAATCATAGTCTATTTCTAGTATGTTATTGTTTATCTCCTCCGAGTATGTTCCCATGTGTGTTTTCATTTTACCGATTGTATTAAAGTTAATCTTCTTTCTTTTTCTGATAATGATAATGTATCCCAATCGCTTGGTTTAATTACACCATCAGTTGCAAATACTATTTTAGCTTTTGCTTTTACTCTACTTTCTCTGTCCTCTACTGACATATCAGTCAATAG